ATACTTTGTAGAGGACGACACAAAGGTTGTAGATGTTGGATGTTCTACTGGTAAACTTACCAAGATGATCATTGGTAATAATCCAAATCGTAAGAGAGCTCATTATGTGGGTGTAGAACTTGCAGGTGGGTTTTATGATGACCTTGAAGAACGTTATATAGAGATTCGTAGCGACTATCCTTGGGCACTTCTGGAGTGGTTTCGTGGAAATGTCACTAACTATGAGTTCAAGAATTGTTCCCTAGTGACCTCATTGTTCACTCTACAGTTCATGCCAAAGACAACTCGTCAAGAGACTATCAATAAGATCTATGATGGATTGAATGAGGGTGGTGCATTTATCTTTGCAGAGAAGTTGATGTGTGAGAATGCCTTCTTCCAAGAACTTCTCACATTCAATCATTATGACTATAAGAGAAAGTCATTCACTGCAGATGAAATCATGGATAAGGAGATACAACTCCGTGATATGTTGAAACCAAACACATGGTCTGAACTCAAAGACATGGTGTTCTCAGCAGGTTTCAAAGACTGTCAAATTTTCTGGAGAAATCATCAGTTTGTTGGTGTGATTGCAATCAAATAATGTGTGGAATTATTGGTGGGTTTGATATCCCACAGATTGAAAAAGGTTTGACCTCTATCATTCATAGAGGTCCAGATAATCAACAGATTGTCCAAATGGATAACATCTATTTTGGACATGTTCGTTTATCTATTATCGACACAAGTTCAGAGTCCAACCAACCATTCAAATATGGTAGGACCACCATGGTTTTTAATGGAACCATTTGGAATTATAAAGAACTAAGAGAGGAGTTTGAAACCACAACACAAGGAGATACAGAAGTGTTGTGTGCACTTCTTGATAAGTATGGTATTGAAGGACTGAATAAAGTTCAAGGAATGTTCGCCATTGCATTCACACAGGGAGATGGATCTATCACCATTGTGAGAGACCGTCATGGTGAAGTTCCAGTCCATTACTCACTCCTCACTGGATTGTTTCCATCATTTAGTTTTTGTTCTGAAATTAAAGGTTTGATTTCAATGGGTGAGAGTGGTAAAACCATTCAGATGTTACATCCTGGTCATTTTCTTACTGTTACCTCTGATTATGATGTGATAGAGGGGTCTTGGTATGACATTAGAGAAAACATTATTGATAGTCATGACTGGAATGATGATGAATCTAAGAAACAAGTTCATGACAGTATTGTTCAGGGGTCATATGAAAGAACAGTATCTGATGTTCCTGTCGCATGTCTTCTGTCAGGTGGAATTGATTCTGCAATAACAACTCTTGTTGCATCAAAACACATTCCAAACCTTGTTACTTACACTGCTGTGTTTGATGAGAAATCAAAAGACTTAAAGTCAGCAAGAGAAGCTGCTAAATATCTTGGAGTTGAGTTACGAGAGATTCAAGTTCAACCCCCAACTAAAGATGACATTGATGATGTCATCAACACTATTGAGATGCCTTATAAAGCACAAGTTGAAATAGGTTATCCATGTGTTCAACTTGCAAAGGCAATAAGTGAAGATGGTTTTAAGGTTATTATGTCAGGTGAAGGAAGTGATGAACTCTGGGCATCTTATGGGATGAGTTATCATGGTATCAAACAACATGGTTGGAATGAATACAGGATTGGATTGTTTGCTTCACAACATCGTAAAAACTTTGCAAGATGTAATAAGATCTTTATGAAGTATGGAATTGAATGTAGACTTCCATTTCTCAACACACAACTTGTTGAAACTGCTCTTGGTTTGAGACAAGACATTGTTTGGGATGGTAAATCAAGACCTAAGGCTGTTCTTCAAGAGGCATTTAGAAATCAACTCCCTGATGACATTATCAATCGTAAGAAACTCGCATTCCAAGATGGTATGAATATCAAATCACAATACGAAGATGTTGTCGGTTCTCCAAAAGAATATTATAATCTAGTCTATAAAAACACATTCTCATGACCAAAATTCCTTACACACTCCAAGATGTCTATGATGGTGAGGCTCAGGATAAGTTTAATGTAATTTCTACATTTGCTGGTGGTGGAGGTTCTTCCACTGGTTATCGTCTTGCAGGTGGTAAAATTCTCTGTGTCAATGAGTTTGTTGAGGAAGCAAGAAACACTTATGCAGAAAATTACCCATCAACTATTATTATTCCTGATGATATTAAGGAGTTGACAGGAAAAGATTTCTTGAAAGCTACTGGTCTCAAACCTGGAGAACTTGATATTCTTGATGGGTCACCACCATGTTCAGCATTCTCTATTGCTGGTGCACATACCATGAAGGCAGGTAAGGGTGTTGCAGAGGCTAATTGGGGTAGGACAAAGGTTTACTCTGATGGGAAGATTGTTGAGAATATTGAAGACTTGTTCTTTGAGTTCATTCGTGTTGCTGATGAGATTAGACCCAAAGTCATTGTTGCAGAGAATGTGAGAGGTCTAACTGTTGGGGAATCTAAGTCATACTATGCAAAGATTACTAATGCATTTGAAGAAATTGGTTATTTGATTACATCAAGAGTACTCAATGCATCAAATTATGGAGTAGGACAAGGTAGACAGAGACTTATTTTTATTGGTGTGAGGGAAGACATTGGAGAAGAGGTTGGGCTAAATACTCTTAATGTCTCTACTCTTTTTCCAGACTCAAGTTCAAAGGTCACAAACCTTGGTGATATTATTGGTGATGTCGAGAATGATCCAGAGGAGGTTAAATTCCTTTTGGATAGGATGAAAAGAGGATCTACTTACCAGTACTTGATTCAGATGCCAAAGAACCCTCAGAAGACTATTAGTGTTGCAGACTATCACCCAAAGGGTTCTTGTTTCAACATGGTAAGGTCTTCATTCTTTAAACCTGCACCAACCATTACAACCAGAACTGGTAATTTCATGCACTGGGAAGAGGATAGGAATTTCACAACTGCAGAATATAAGAGGATTCAGTCACTTCCAGAGGACTTCAAACTCACAGGAAACTGGGCCCAACAGACTGAAAGAATTGGTAGAATGGTTCCACCTCTGATGATGAGAGCAATTGCAGACAGTATTTACACAAAACTCCTTTCCAAATTAAAATGAATAAGTTACCTTACAACCTACAAGATGTTTATGACGGTGAGGCTCAAGAGAAGTTCACTGTGATATCAACCTTTGCTGGTGGAGGAGGATCTTCTACAGGATACCGTCTTGCAGGTGCAAAGATCTTGTGTATCAATGAGTTTGTAGAAGAAGCTAGAAAAACATATGCTGCAAACTATCCTTCAACACCAATTATCCCTGATGATATCAAACAGTTGACTGGTGGTGACTTTCTTAAAATCACAGGATTGAAACCAAAGGAACTTGATATTCTTGATGGGTCACCACCATGTTCAGCATTCTCTGTCGCAGGGTCTATGTGTCGTGGTGATGGTTCTAAACACTCTGATGGGTGGGGTAAGATAAAGACCTATTCTGATGGCAAGAAGGTAGAAAACATTGAAGATTTGTTCTTTGAGTTCATCCGTGTTGCTGATGAGATTAAACCCAAAGTCATTGTTGCTGAGAATGTCAAGGGGTTGACAATTGGTGAGGCAAAGACTTATTATGCAAAGATTACCAATGCCTTTGAGGATATTGGTTATCTTGTCACATCTAAAGTGATGAAAGCATCTCATTATGGTGTGGGTCAGGCAAGAGAAAGATTGATCTTTATTGCAGTTCGTCAAGACATTGCAGATAAGATTGGTTTGAATGTGCTCACAGTATCATCACTCTTCCCTCCCACATCATCTAAAGATACTACTATTGGTGATGTTATTGAGGGTGTTGAAAATGATCCAGAAAACATTCAGTCTTTGACTGAACATATGTTGAAGAGTAGTATCTATCAGAGTGTTGTAAAGAAAATGCCAAAGGATCCTAAAAAGATTCTTTCTGGCATGGACTATCATGAGAAGGGACATTGTTTCAATACAAAGAGAGCTTCATTCTATAAACCTTCACCCACTCTCACAGCAAGTGGTGGACTAATTCATTGGAGTGAAGATCGTGTTCTAACAGTTCCTGAACTCAAAAGAATTCAATCTCTTCCAGAGGACTTTAAATTGACAGGTTCATTTTCACAACAAACTGAAAGAGTTGGAAGAATGGTTCCACCATTGATGATGAAAGCAATTGCAGAAAACATTTACAAAGAGGTATTATCAAAACTATGAAACTACTTACACTTGATGATTACAAAAAGGCTGGTGAAGAGTTTTGGCCTAAGTATTGGTACGTTGCCAAAGAACTTGGTGAAGGTGCTAAAACAGAAGATGTTTTGAAAGTTATGGAATCACTTGGTGGTGTAGCTCTCAAACTAAAACTTGAGGAAAAGATTGCACCATTTGGTTTTAACAAAAAGAAGGAAGATG